CGAACCATTGTTCTATGAACCTTATCTTGTGCAAGGTTTCTCAATGCTTTAAAATTATCTATAATGATACCATCTTCTAACTCAACAGTGTCTTCATAAGTTCCACCGTTTATAGTTGTTCCGTAGTATCCATCTAGGGTTCCTGCTGATATCATCTGCGTCATCATCAACAATTGTCTTGTTGGGTTGGCAATCTGTTCAGCCGCACCTGCTACCGCAAGTGCTTTTTCTATTTTTAATTCTTGTTCTTCTTCTTCCTCTTTAACTTTCTCTTCTTTCTTTTCTTCTTCTGTAGCTTCTGCTTTTTGATCTAACTGGAATTGTACCCAGTCATCGTAGTAAGGATCGTTTATATCTGGTTCATTATCTATTAAACCATTGTCAAGAAGGTATTTCATAAGGGCATCTTCATAGCCCGGACAAGAAGAATCTGTTAAAGGTATTGCACAAGTATCGTACATATAATTATAAGCAACTATAACGTCGCTCAGTTCTCCATCACCATCTACATATATACTACCATCTCCAAATGATGTACCTAACGTAGGTGTGATTCTATCAAATCCTAACTTTGTATTACTAGGAATCTGATTCCAGTTATCATGTCTCTCATAGATGTTACCTACACCATTAGTGTTTTTATTAACTATAGAAACTGTAGCATCTGTATTGGGATCTTTAGTTATTGTATACTTGTGATATATCCCTTGAACTTTTAGTCCTGATTCAGGAGGTAAGACCTTTGTCATATCCCATATGTAACCATTAGTAGTTACATTGTTTGTTCTTTCGTATATAACATCAGATAAGCAGTAGGAGGAGAGCAAGCAAACCACCGACGCCAGCAGCACCTTTGGCAGTATTCTTATCATCATCTGACCACTCCTTATTCTTTCCTGTCTTAGCACCCGGTACTAAGTGTGGATTGTTTTTCCATGCTTCTTTTGCTGGACTACCTACGAGTCCGTCGAATGGACAAGGAGTACCTGCATTCATCATAGATTGAAATATTCTTTTATCTTGGCACATTACCGATACGGCTGCTACCTTCATCCCCATGTCATACAAAACCTTTGCATTCTTTAGTCTCTCACAGTTCATATCTCTAACTGTAGCTCCTGCAGATATACCTAGTATCTGGGTCTGTACGGCTCCTGCAACTCCAACGGTACACAAGTCACTATTAGAATTATTAATTGTAGGTGACATTGCTGATGGAGGAGGAGACTTTACTGTAGTCTCTGATGACATAGTAGAGTTAACATTAGAGTTAGTATTACTATTAGTCTCAATACAGTTAGCATTCGTACTACTATCACATCCCTCTGCTTTTAGAATACTAGCTGTTAATAGATAAACAAGGAAAATAAATACTGTTGTTTTTACCCACATTCGGATATATAACAGCTTTCCTTTATTACCTTTAGATTGTAAATACCTCACGATACTCTCCTATGTCCTTTTGTCTTCTTAGCAATCTTCTTTGGTTGTTTGCTAAATTGTTTTCCTTTCTTTGTATCTGCTCGTTTCTTACGAGTTGTAGATGCATACTCTGAACTAGACATAGACTTAATAGCACTAGAGGGTAAGTACCTTTCACCAGTAGCTTTACTACCTTGTGTCGATGGCTTACCAGATTTAGTACGCCACTTCTGTTTAGTCCAAGACTTTAATGATCTTTGTGATTTTGCTAGGGCCATTACTTATATCCCCCACCATTTGCCTTATATCTTTTAGCAAGCATCTGAGCTTTACGTGCAGACCATTGTCCCGGACTCCCACCTTTACCACCAGCCTTTATAGATCTAAACAAGTTAGCTCTCATAGTAGGTTTTGTATAGTTACCTGCTGCGTTTACTTTTGATTTAGTTTTTTGTTTAGGCATATTATATCCTCTCTATGTTTCTGTTGGTACAGAGAAACACCAAGTGTTAACTGACTCTGCATTATCAGGAGCAAACTCCCACAACTTCTTTTCTACATCTGACCTTACAATCATACATGATTCGTAGGTAGGTAATAGATGTGGGTATGTCTTTACCATACACGCTTCATCTACTAAACAAAGTAATGCTAGTACATAATACATTGTGTCCTCCTCTATATCTAGTATTCTCTTTAAGGGGTATATACAATTAACAAGAATACCAATTTATTTCTATGTGTGGATGCCCATTCATCTCTGTTAGGCAAATACATTGTACTGGTACATAACCTTCAAAGAATTTCTCTATTAATATGTCTACCATAGTGTATTCTTTTTCATCTATAACCAGTTCGTTTCGTCTTGGTTCCATTCTACTGTCCTTTGTTTCCAGCTTACGTTAGTTGTTTGTAGTTTATCCCAGTGTGTACGTAAAACTTCTGCACATATTGCTAGTGATATTACAGTATCGTCGTAACATCCGGGAGCTGCCTCTGTTTTACCAGTCTCTGTAGAGATATAGTCCTTTAATTCCTGTATCATAACAGGAGAAGGTATAAGTAGCTCCTCATTCTCTATAAGATTCTTAAGATTCCCTATAATTGCAGGTTTTGTAGCTGAAGTTGTCCTAAATCCTAGGCGCATTCCCTCTTCATTACTAACATTTGCAATCTTAGTCTGTCGATACAGGTTAATGTAGTCCATTGACTCTAGTTTCTGCAGTGTTGCAATGCCCATAGAGTTAGATTCTACTGCGAGTAGCGCATTATTGTAGTATCTTCCTAGATAAAACAGTAATTCTCCCCACATTGCAGGATCTATACGGTTATTCCTGTACATTGCTACGACTTCTCGCTCATTATTCATGACTGTACAGGCTGAGTAGTCCTGTCCAACACCTAATGACACATCAGCTCCTATTACATAGGGTTCTTCCCACTGTGGAAAGTCGTATATGTAGAGGGTTCCTTCTCTATGCTCGTCGAACATCTTGCTGTGAGGGTCCCACTCGGATCTTCGTTGGTGTGGTTGGGGTACGAGGGCGTCCAAACGCTCCACGTTGAACACGTTAGATCCACTTGTGATAAATGCTTCGTCAGCTGTTGCTGGGTATTCCTGTTTAAACTTGAGTTCCCCACCTTCGGCAATCTTAAGTCTTCTCCAATATAGTTGGTCATTGTCTAATCCGTATTTTTCTTGTAACGCTTCTTCTTCTATAGTTAATTCCATACCCTCTGGTGCATCTCTTCGATACTCATCGGTTATATACCACGGTAAGAATATAGGAACATACTCATTCTCTCCTGCAACAGCACCCTTCCAGAGTCTATAGAACTCTCCCTGAGATCCATTAGCTGTAGATTCTACAATCACTTCAGTACCTGCAGCTTGTGAGATACCCTGAAACAAACCAGCAAGTATCTTCTCATCATGCTGCCAGAAGGCAACCTCAGACAGGTGTGCAATCGTAGGTGTAGTTCCCCTACCTGCTTCAGGACTACCAGCTGTATAGAGTCTATAAGAAGCTGTAGCATCCTTGTCAGGCATAGAAGGACTATTAATAATAATCTCTTTAGCATTTGATCTAATCTCTGTAGGAGCTAGTTCACCACTCATATTGCGTATAAGGTTCTTTGACATAGCAAACAAAGCATCTGATGTAGCTGAGTCATGTGCCATAACAACTGATCTAGCATAAGCAGTAAAGTAAGATTTCCAAAAGACCCTACCAGAACAGTAAGTACTAATACCTTGCTGTCTAGCCTTAAGGATAATTGCTCTGACCTTACCAGTCTCTTCTAGCTGCTTCTTAAGAGCATCTGTTATAATCTGTTGACACTTGTTAAGCCTAAAAGGAACAAAGCCTTGTATAGCATCTTTGGTTATTATCTGTATCTGCTCCTCTGCAAACTTAGTAAAGTCCTGGGAGTATTCTTTAAGAGTGTCCCTCTTCTTTTTCTCAGCTAGTAATTTAGTTATTTCTTGTTTATTCATTTTGTCCTCATAGATTTGAGTACCCCTGAAGGATCTCATAGGGTCTTAGAGAGAAAGAACGAAAGAGTTACTTTTTTATCTCTTATACCCTCTTTTATTTTTAGTACCCCCTAGTTTCTCTCAGAGCCTCTCTCAGAATCCTGTTAGACTCTTGCCTAGGGGTAAGTCTCTTTAAGGGGTATATAGGCTCTGAGAGGCTTCTGAGAGTATCTGAGAGGATTCTGTGAGAGACTTAGCGTGGTGGAGGCACTGGGAAGGACTACAAGAAGACTATAAAAGGGATCTATGCATAGGGTGCATAACAGACACTATAAGCTATGCAGTAATGTATATACCCCTTAAAGGGAGAGACTTCCTAATAGTATACTAATACTCTATTAGTCTCTTATAGTCTCTTGTAGTCTCTATTAGTTCCTAACAATACTAACAATAAGTATTAGATACTACTGTAGTCTTCTTAGTCGTCTACTTATAGTATACTAATAGTATCTATTAGATAGTCTCTTCGAGACTAAATAGTGGTGGTCATAGTTTCAGAAAAGGAGTATAATATGACACTTAAAATATCAGAACCAAGAACATTTGTAATTGAAAATGCAACTCTTCGCTATGCTAAGTTGGGTAATCCAGTCTCTAATGAGTACACTGGTGATATCCCTCAGTGGGAGTTGCAGATCTCTACAACTGATCAGGCCACTGCACAACTTTGGGCTGATAATTGGATGTTAACAAAGGCAGACAAAAACGATCCTACTCGTACAACTGTCTCTCTTTCTCGTAAGTCTAAGAGATCAGACGGCAATGGAGGATTTGTTGACAACAGACCAGTTGAAATTGTTCATGCTGATGCAGTCACGCCATTTACAGAAGAGATCGGTTATGACTCTGTAGGTGATGTTATTGTTTGGCAAGCTCCATATGATCCTAAAACACCTACTCAGAACGGAGTCAAATCCATTCTAACAGCTGTTATGGTCACAGAGCATGTCAAAGCTTCTAGCAGTGCTACATCAGGCTTTACTCGTAAAGGTCCAGCTCCTGTTAAGCCTACAGATGGCTTCTCAGACAAGTCTGCTGTGAATAGTCAGGTCACTGTAGACAACACCCAATCTAAAACACAAGTTCCATTCTAGTGTTTCAAATAAGGCTTCCAGCTCAAACTACGGAGTTGGAAGTCTATATCTTTTCAAATAGTCTTCGCTTACGAAAAGCGAAGTAGTTATTTTTAAATTGTCAAGCTAAAGCTTGAAAGTTATTTATTGGTGAGCTAAAGCTCACATTCGAGAAACTAGAGGGTACTAAAAATAAAAGAGGGTAGGAGATCCCGACATCGCATTCCCGAAATCTGATAGATGGTGGCTTCGCCACTCAATGTTCGTGGATCACAGCTGTAAGGTAACTTGTTCGCAAGCTTGTAGTGATCTTACAACCAGCTACACTATTATTCCGAGATTAAGTTCCTGAGATAAGTATAGTGTAGTGCAGGAGTTGGAAACATATCACGACGGTGATATCGCATAGTGACAGAATAATGTTTAGAACGACATAATGTACTGACTAGGAGTAGCTACCACGCTTCGCAGCAATAGTCAGGTTGGGTATCTTAGCCAGTTCTATTTAGGCCCATGCAGGTAACACAATAAGTCCTGCCTATGCACTTTAAACTTAAACAGGAGACTAAAAAAACTTAATGAAAGAATTACTAGCAACGCCAATAGAGGGGTTAGTAATGTTTCTATTGTACATAAACTCTTTCATCTTTGGTGTTGAATATACATTAGAGAAACACGAAGAAGAAAGAGATAAATGAACATTACTATAATTTATGTAATTGTAGCAATAATGTACATAGGTTGGATAATTGACATGAACTCGTGGCGTAAATAGTCACATAACAGAAAGGATTTATTATGTCGATATGTGGTGAATTAGAAATAAGTCAAGACGAGATGGCAAGAGCTATCAAGTCTGTAATCAGATCAACAGATCTTGTATTAAAATATGAAGAATCAATGGCAGAAGCTATCAAAATACACAGAGAATCTGTGGAGTTATTCGATGACATCTACCAAAGATTTCTAGAGATACATAAGATATCAACATAATCAACTAATTACCACGAAAGGGTAAAACATGGTAGAAAGATCTGGAGTACACATCAGTAAGATGACAGGTAAACTTGAGGGTTTACGTGCAATATCTACAAATACTGCTACAAATGAATATTGTATCAAACAGAATACAACAGCTAAGAAGAACAACATCTGTACTGTTTGTTACTCACATACAATGCTAAAATCATATCGTAAGAATATGCAACCAGCATTGCAACACAACAGTGATTTCCTATCAAGTAAAGTACATGATATAGAATATCTACCTGTTTTACTAGACGCATTCATCAGGTTCGATGCACATGGTGAATTAATAAACCTTAACAATTTAATCAACTACGTAAATATTGCCAAGAAAAATCCACATTGCCGATGTGTCTTGTGGACTAAACGAAATGATCTGGTTGTAAAGTATTTTAAGGAACATGAGAAACCAGATAACCTCGTCCTAATATACAGTAATCCAATGATCTCTA